CATATTCTTGCGTCTCTGGAGTAATAATTAAAGCAATAAGCGCACTTGATACAAAAATGAAAGCCGCTTTCACATAATTCAATTTTACCATTATGTATGTAAGTCTTTCCAATTTCGTATTGAAAACCTCTGCAAGTCAAATCTTTATTAAAAGCCTTATAACCTTTTATCATTTGTCATCCTTTGCCGCCTATTGTCGCCGGGCGGCTCGGCTCTGGGGGTTACTCTTTAAGCTACAATCTGCTTTATTCCGTTTTTCTGCATCTTGCTGATTAATCTATCATAACTCTTTACTATTTTGCTGTATGTATTGTATCTTTCCCTGTTGTAATCCAATACTCTGGCCCAATGATCTACTTTCAACTCCCAATGCAGAAGATTATCGACGTTATCTTCCTTGACAGCTTTCCTTACCTGCCGTTTGGCTTCTTTCAAATGTTCTTTGGCCGTTCCGATCATTCTTTCATGGCCGTCTGCCTGTTCTTGGAATTGCTGTCTTAATCTTTCATAGTCTTCAAGTTTGACAATCAACATATTAAAGCCTCCTAGTTCCTGTAAAAGTCCACAAGTTCCGGCTCTTCGATCGTCGCCAATATGGCCGCGATCCGGCGGAGATAAACTAATAGCCTTTTCATGCTGCCTTGATCCTTTTCATTTTGCGGGACAATCTTCTCATTTCCTTGGTACAAGCGTCAATTTCCCATTTATAGAAACGTCCGCTCGGCTCTCGACAAACACGATTGAAAATCTTCATGCTTTCACGCTTGTCGTATAACTGCCAATATTGAACATTTAATTTTTCTATTTCCGTTTCCATTGTGTGTTATCCTTTTAGGCTTTCAGCTTCCCATTTGAAAATCATTTTGCTTTCGCCGGACAATGTAACGCGTTCAATCTCGCCGTTTGGCATAAGGTGCCATTCTGCCGCCTTGGCTCCGTGCATATCGACCAGATAAAGGCTTTCAGCGTCCTGCTTGAATTCATACATCTGCCTGTTGCTGAACGTGACAAACGATTTATAAGGACCGTTTTCCATGGCTTCCTTAATCTTCTGCAAGGTGATCAGTGGCTTGAAATCAAGTTTCAAGTTCTTGGCCAGTCGATTCAATCGGTTCCGTTCCGCCGTTCTTTCAATCTCCTTATTAGCGGCTCTGGCCCGTTTCTCGATGTCCTTTCTTGTCTCCGGCACCAGATTAAAGGGATCTTCCGGTAGCTCCATGGATAGAAAAATTTGTTGCTCCATTATTCGCGCCTCCGTTCTAGGGGATAGAAAAATCTTCTAAATCCGTCCTTTGATTATGTCGTTGTAATACTCGATCATGTAGGCGGCTTTGATCCTTGCTCTGATCGGATCCGCGGCCATTGCGTTGTTTGCAAACCATTTATAATAAGCAATCCATTCATGTGGAGTTTTCGGCGGGTATTGCTGTTTCATGGTTCAAGCCTCCGTAATGGTTCCGGCTGCAATCTGCTTGTTAAGCCATTCTTTAAAAGTCATTTTCCAGCTCATCATTTCAATGTGCTGAAAAATATTGAACAATCCCAACTGATTTACCTTTTCGCCTTTGAACAAATACCTTTGATTTTCCGTTAGGGTCCTTTCAAGTTTGATTTTGATTCTCATAATTAAACCTCCTGGCAGTAGCAGTCGATGACATTACATGCAAGCCCAAATTCCGGATAATGCGTAAAATAGCTCTCCGGCTGTTCGTCCTTTTCAGAAACAAAGCGGTATTTCTTCAAAAAGTCATCACAAAGTTTCTTGTCTTCCTCTGAAAGGTTGCTTTCATCGCCGTAATAAAGGTAACACAGTGCCCATTCTGGAATAGCCATAATCAGATAATCATTGTTTTTCTTGTTTTCCATCGCTTGCAATCCTTTTCTAGTGGGTTAATTGTTCCGGCCTGCCTCATCAGTTGACGGTGGCCATTCCGTCAAGACTGACAGCTCCCCCGTCTGTCAGTTTCGGCTCTCATAACTGGAAGTATCTGGTAAAATTGCTCTTTTCCTGTCCTTTCAGCTGCATTACTTCCGCCAAACTGTCAAGCAAAGCATAAATCCGGTTAAATCCGCAGCCGTGGACAATCACGCCGTTCTGATTCTTGGCCCAACGATAACCGCAAAGTTTATTCAAGTAAAAATCGAGCGTCCGGAAGTAGTTTTCGTGCTGAAAGCATATTGATATGGTGGCTGACATGTTGCTTCTGCTGTGGCTTTTCACAGTTGCGACGAAAACCGTCTTTTTCTGGCTTTCCTTGGCAAGTTGGACCATCTGGGCTGCTTCATAATCTGTCAAACCTCTATCCAGTAACGTCTTTTTGATCTGCGCCGTCTTCATTGTTGTCTTGCTCCTTTCGGTGTGGTTGTGATCGGTTGAAAACTGGCCCCGCTCAATTTGGCGGGGCTGCTTGTCATTGTCTGTTAATTGGTGCGGTAGATATAGCAGTCTCCTTGCTGCCATTCGTGACCGTCATAGCTTGAAAGGAAATGCCCGCGGCCGTCCGCTTTGATTGCTTCTTTCACAAATTCATCAAGGCCGCAAGTACCGTTAATCAGTCCTTTAATAAATTCGTTGCAGCTCTCGCAAGTCTTGTTTTGCATTTCTTCAAGGGCTGCTTTCATGGCCGTCCATTCTCCAGACGATAGCTTGTCGGAAAATCCAGTTTGCTTCAAGATAAAGTCAGCCTTAAAAGCCCATAATAGGCCCTCAATTTCGTCTCGCGTCGCCTTGTCTGCTTCCTCGTCCGTTAAAACAAGATATTCGGCGCCGTCGTCCGTCTCAAAATGATTTTCGTCGTAGCTTTGAAAAACGATTGAGGGCGTGTCTTTCAAAAAGTCTTTCAAGTCTGCCAGTTTGTTGATGTGTTCCGTCATTGTCCGCTTGCTCCTTATTAAAGGTTGTTGTCTTGGCCTGCCTCGTCGGGCCGTGGTCTGCCATACCACAGCGACCTGCAAGCGGCGGACCGCCTGCAAGTTTCGGCTTTTGACTATCTCGTGCGCCTTACTTGGTGCCGTCTGCGCTCTCTCCACCTAGCAGCGGGAGCGACGGCGGCGGGAGGCTATGCCCGCCAAAGAGCTATACAAATTAACATAGGTTAACTTGTAACGTGTATTAAATTAACCTGTGTTTATTAAAAGTCAAACAAAAATAAATAAAAAATCTATAAAATGTTAATTTTCTTTATAATCTGTTGAATTGCAAATATTTAGGCTTGTTTATGCTTACAGTCATAACATGTTCAATATCAATGTTTTAGCCTTAAATCGCTTTTTCTTGATTGCGTCTATAACATGTTACAACCACGATATTTAAGCGTAAAAATTAACGTCGCCACTAATAAGAATATATTTAATTCAATAACACAACATATAAAATGTTGTGTGTGTGTGAAAAAAAGGTGGGTTTAATTAACACAACCCCCTTTTTTCACACAATAGGACAACAGAACAACACAACAGCTTGACATCTGTTGTGTGTGGTTGTCTGTGGAGAGATAAAGAGAGAGCAAGCCCACAGCCGTCAAGCCCTGGAGCTGATCCCGTGGAGCTTGACGGCCTGCGGCCCGCTGTTGTCGTGGATCTCTGGAGCTGATGCCGTCAAGCCCTGCCCTCGATGATCGTGAAAGCAGACCAGCAGACAGCACAGCGGCCCACGGTGGACAGCATAGCAGCAGAGCGGCCAAAGGTGCCCACAGTGGACCACAGTGGACAGCACAGCCAGTCAAGCCGTGGAGATCCACAGACCACAGTCATAGAAAAGAAGCAAAAGCCATTACCGAGCGGGCGCGCGTGTGCAGTCGTGGGGGCGAGGGCGAATAAATCATAAGTGACACTTTTGCGTTTTTTGTCACAAATAAGATAAAAAAATATCTAGCTTGTCTGCTGCTTGCTTGATCTAGTTGTACTAAACTGTAACCAAAAAGCAAAATCGTACCTGTGATAATTTCCTGCTAGGATTTTACACGACATTTCAGCCGCTCATATGTTTGGTTAAGGCACACAGTAGAGCTAATTTAAGCACAGGGGGCCCCATCGAGCGGCCAGTTTTCGCCCGCAGCCCCCGCCGCCGGAGGTGCAATATCCCCCAATTATCTAGCGTTGAAGGAGACAGTGAAAATGGGAAAAGTCGGTCGTCCAAGGAAGAGCGATGCTGAAGGGGCCCAATTCGGGCCAGAGGGGGCCCCTGCTGGCGTTTTGAGCGGTGACGAGGGGTTGTTGTCCGTCGATGAGTTCAAGGGCGCGGACGGCAGCGAAGACCACTGGCGGGATGTCCACTGGGTGTACAACAACCTGTGGGTTAAGGAGGTCAAGGCCTCTGATGCGCCGTCTGCGGGTGCATGGTTCTGGCTGGTGGACTGCCGGACGAACGCGGACGCAAGGGCGAAGTTTCGGGACTACTACATGAAGCTGGCTCCAAGCCGCAAGGAGTTGGATGAAAGGGCGCGTCGTGCGGACGGCGGGGAGAGCGTCTTGGAGCTTCTGACTGAAATCGAGAGGGTGCTGCAATGAGCGAGACTGTTTTGCGGACGACGGAGGAATTGCTTTGGCATCCCGTGGCGGAGGATATTCTTGCTCGGATGGACTCTGACGAGAAGGCTGGCGGCGGAGACGGCGCGGGCGGCATCACGACGGAGTTTTACAGGCGGCTGGTCGTTGGACGCGGCGGCAAGGACTTGCTTGGCAATGTGCGGCTTCGGAAGAAGCTGGTTGAGGCCTGCGGGAAGGACGAGGCGACGCGGCGGGCGGTATGGACGATATGCAGGCGTGATCTGCTGTTCTGGGTGAACATGTTCTGCTTCACCTACGACCCGCGCAACTTGGGGAATCCGCAGGCGACGGGCTTGCGTAAGATGCCGAAGGTCGTGCCGTTCGTGACTTGGGATTTTCAAGACGACGCGATGCGGCTTATCCAGTGGTGCATCATGAATGGGATAGACGGTCTGATAGAGAAGAGCCGCGACATGGGCGCGTCGTGGATCTGCCTCACGGTTTACGACTGGTTTTTCCTGTTTCACGACATGGACACGTTCATGATGGTCAGCCGGAAGGAGGACTTGGTTGACAAGAAGGAGGATCCCGACTGCCTGTTCTGGAAGATAGACTTCATCAATTCGCACCTTCCGCAATGGATGTGCCCCGAAATCAGCCGTGCGAAATGCCACATGAAGAATGAAGCTGGCGGCGGCACGATAGACGGCGAAAGCACGACGGGCGACGTGGGGCGCGGCGGTCGTCGGAAGAGCATACTGCTTGACGAGTTCGGTGCGGTCGAAGAGAACGAGAGCCAGGAGGTCTTGAACGCGACGAACGACAACACGGAGTGCCGCATCTTCAACAGCACGCCGAAAGGGGCGGTCGGCGCGTACTACGAGCAGACGAAGCGGGATGATATTGTCAAGATACGGATGCACTGGAGCCAGCATCCGCACAAGCGGGAGGGGCTTTACACCTGCGAGAAGGGGAAATGCCCGCTTCATCCGGAAGGCGGTCATCTCCACAGCAAATGGTATGACCGTGAGTGCAGGCGGCGCGGGTGGAATCCCGTGGCGATAGCGCAGGAATTGGACATCGACTATGCGCGGGCTGGCGGGGCCTTCTTTTCTGTTCCCGTCCTTGAAGCGTACATCACGGCGGTCTGCCGTTACCGTCTGTTTGAAGGGGAGTTGGAATTTGACAGGGCTGTTGCACGGCCCGAAGGGCTGGTCGAACAGGAAGGCGGGCACCTGCTGATGTGGGTTGCGCCAGCACTTGACGGCACAATCCCGTCCGGCAGATACGGCATGGGCATTGACATTTCGGAGGGCACGGGCGCGTCGTTCAGCTGCATTTCCATCGGCAACATAGACACGGCGGAGAAAGTCGCCTGCTACGCGAATCCGAATGTAAAGCCTTACGAATTGGCTAGATACGCCGTCGCGTTGGCGCATTTCTTCAACGGCGCGTTCATGGTCTGGGAGGCGAACGGGCCGGGCCGCGAATTCGGCGACGAGGTTGCGCGGCTTGGCTACACCAACATTTTCCACCGCACGAACATGGCGACGAAGACGCGAAGCCAGTTCCCGGGCTGGTATTCGCTTCCCGAAGAGAAGATAAGCGTGTTCGGCAGCTATCGGCGGGCCTTGGCGGAGAGGACGTTCATGAACCGTGACAAGGCGGCTGTGAAGGAGTGCTTCAAGTTCGTGACGGATCAGAACGGCGTTCCGACATACCAAGGCGGCAGCTTCGACTTGGGGCGGATCGGTCAGAGCCACGGCGACGTGGTTGTCTCGGACGCTTTGCTGAACATGGTGTTCGACCTGCTGCGTGGCGGTCAGATGGACGACGAGGACGACAAGGAGCCGGAGATACCCGAATTCTGCTTGGCGAAGCGTCTTGACGCGGCTCGGCAGGAGATAAGGAACGGGCCTTGGCTTGGTGCCATCTGAAAAAATTTTCATTTTGTGTTTGGTGTGGCCAAAAAGTGATGCAAGTTATTTAGGCGATGGTTTGTATCGCAAATTTAGGAGCATGGGACATCGCAGATGAACGCTACGGCAACACAAAGACTTGGAGACGCAGTACGCGACGCGCACAAGTGGCTTGACGAATTTCGCAGGAAAAGCCAGGAGTTCGTGCGCCTTTACGCGGGCAAAGAGTACGCCATGAGCGACTTGATGCAGGAAACGCCAGTCAATTCCATGGAGCTTGCGGCAAGCATCTACACGTACAAGCTGGCAAGCGGAATCCCGCAGGCGATGGTTACGACGGAATACCGCAAACTGCGGCCCCATGCTGAAATGCTGCGAATGGCTTTGGACTATCTCTGCAATGGAATCGACCTGCACGACACCATCGAGGAAGTCGTGCTTGACGCGATTTTCGGCTTCGGGATAGTCAAAGTCGGAATCAACGCGGCGACGAATCTCAAAGGCTTTTCGGAAGACGGCGGCCAGCCGTTCGCGGAACGTGTCTCGCAGGACGATTTCGTCTTCGACACGACGGCGGAAAGCTGGAAGAAGTGCCAGTTCGTCGGCAACCGCTTCTCCGTTGACGCGGAGGCTGCGCGGAAATCAAAGTTATACAAGAATCTGGACAAGATAGACTTGGCGGGATACGGCACGACGCTTCAGAGCGGCGACAGGCCAGCGTCCGACTTGTCAACCGACCGTTCGGCGCAGGACGCTTCCAAATACCGTGAGCGTTTCATCTTCTGGGAGATATGGCTTCCCTACGAGCGGAAGATCGTCACCATGGACGAAGGGCTGGAGCATGTCTTGAAGGAGCAGGACTGGACGGGGCCGGACGACGGGCCGTATATCATCCTGCGTTTCGGCAAGGTGCCCGGCAACATCTGTCCGCTGGCACCAGCGGCGGTCTGGGCGGACATGCACATGTTCATCCAGCGCGTCTGGCACAAGATATGCAACCAAGCCGACAGGCAGAAGACAATGACGGCTTTTGCTGGCGGCAGCAAGGAGGACGCTGAACGTGTCCGTGACGGCGCGGACGGCGATGTCATCCATGTGCAGGATATGAGGAACGTGCAGGAAGTCCGATACGGCGGGCCGGACGCGCAGATGCTTGCCTTGGCGACTGGCCTTGATCCCGTTTTCAGCCGCATCGCCGGAAATCTCGATGTCGCTGGCGGCTTGTCGCCCATGGGGCAGACGGCCACGCAGGACGCGATTCTCAACCAGAACAGCGGCACCCGCTTTGAGAAGATGGCGGACAGCGTTACCCTGTTCGTTGGCAGGATCATGAAGCATCTCGCATGGTGGATGTGGACTGATCCCTACATCAACCTTCCGTTGGTGAAGCGGATCGGCAAGACCGTCGAGATCGAAGTGTCGTTCAACCAGCGGCAGAAGGCTGGCGATTTCATGGACTACGCGATAAAGGTGTCGCCTTACTCCATGACGCGGAAGACACCGCAACAGACGTTGCAGGCGTTGACGCAGATATTCCAGATGTTCATCCAGCCGTACATGGAGCTTGCCTTGCAGCAGGGCATCGAGCTTGACTTGCATGAATTGTTCCGCTATGTGGCGCGTCTGGCCGACATTCCCGAACTGAACGGGATTCTGACATACGGCGATCCCGTCGTGCAGCCGCCGGATGGCGGAATTGAAATCCAGAAGCCGCCGACGCACAGCATTTATGAGCGTGTTTCACGTCCTGCCACGAACTACGGCAACGAGCGGACGGCTTTGTCGAAGGCTTTCAGCGGACAGGGATTGACGGAACGTGAGGCCGGAATGATAGGGAGGCCAAGATGACGAAAAGATTCTACTGCTTCAAATGCTGCAACGGCCACACGACCAAGATGTATATCACCTATGAGGACACGAAGGTCACGCGGCATTGCCCTAACTGCGGTGCCGTTTTGAAACGTGACTACCGTGCCGAGCATACGCTTGACAGGAGCGGCGATCACGGGCTTTGGCCGATGGTCAGCGAATCAGCCGCCGTGCATCCGTCGCAGATTGCCGAGGCGAAGAAGCTCATCCACGACAAGGCTGGTGTGAACTGCGACTTCGACGACCAAGGCAGGCCGACGTTCACAAGCATGGAGCATAAGCGGAAATGTCTTAAAGCATTGGGATATGCGGAAGGACATACCGAAAGATATAGATGGATTTAACCTCTAAACCAAGGAGAATTGAATGTTCATTACATTGCTGACAATGTTGCTTGCCGCAGAAGGCGAGGCGGAAGCCGCCGCACAGAAACCTGTCGAACAGGAAACCAAGACGGATGCCGAGAAGGCCGATGAAGAGGCCATGCAGCATCTTGTGGAAAGCATGAAAAAGATGTCCGGCGAAAACGAAGGCGAAGAAACAGTCGCGAAGCCCAATCCCGCGGCTGAAACACAGCCCGAACCAAAGCCGGAGGAAAAGCAGCCCGAAACGAAGCAAGGTGAAGAGGCTGGCGCGAAGCCCAATCCCGCGCCGGAAAAGAAGCCCGAAACGCAGGCGCAGACGGCTGAACAGGCCAAGCCGGAGGAAAAGAAGTCTGACGAGACTGACAGACTGAAGGACTTGGAAGCGTCGCTTGAATTCTTCTTCAACAAGGAGAATGAGTGGAACGACGAAGCGTTGGAAGGATTCATGAAGGGCGTGAAGAATCTGGTTGACGAAGTGAAGGCCATTCGCGCCGAGCAGGCGACGGTCAAGGAATTTATCGACGACCAGAACGCGCAAAAGCTAGAAGCCGCGATTGACGAAGGATTCGACGCTCTTTCCGACGACCTTGCCGATGTCTTTGGCAGAGGCACTGGCCGGAAGATCGAGAAGGCTTTCCTTGAAAATCGTGAAAAGGCTTTGCAGCAGGTGGCCGTGCTAAAGGCAGGCTACGAGGCAACTGGACAGGAATACACCTTGTCAGACCTTATCCGCAAAGCCGCCATGATGCTTGCGCCGGAACTTGTGAAGACCATCCCGCAGCAGAATCGGAAGCGTGAATTCATCACGCCTCCGCAGAAGACGGAACATCAGCAAGCGGCGGGAGAAGATGCCGCCTTTGAAGAGTTCCAGAGAAAGTACAACGAATTGAAACCAAAGGAATAACCAATCATGTTTACTATTGAGCAAATTGCAGATCTGATTGCGTCAACAGTGAAGAAGCTGCCTCCGATGCAGCTTTCGCAGATTGCGCAGAATATCCGTGACTATCATGTCTATCCGACGCTTTTCAAGAATCGCGGCGGCAAGGAAATGGAAACCCGCACGGGAAGCGGCACCTGCATTCCGTTCACTGTCTTGACGAAGACGGCTGGCTCCGCCAAGAACGTGACCATCTACGAACCCGACACCACCAACGTGACGGACGGCCTCGTCGAAGGCGAAGCCCCGTGGCGTTACTCCAATTTCAGCTATTTTTTCAACGAACATGAATTTGAGCAGAACAGCGGCGCGAAGCAGTTGTTCAATCTTATCAAGTTGCGCCGTGAACAGGCGTTGCTTGACTTCGCTGATCTTCTTGAAAGCAACTATTTCGGCAGGCCTGCCGATCCCACGGACAAGAAAACTCCGTGGGGCCTGTTCTACTGGCTTGTCCAGTCTTCCGCCGCCAACTCCGCGACAAGCAACTGCGGCTTCAACGGCGGTGTTCCGTCCGGTTTCTCCGATGTCGGCGGCATCAATCCGTCCACCCACACGGCGTGGAAAAACTACGTCGCCCCGTACTATTCCGTCAAGGATTGGGATAACAGCGGCACGACGGTCAAAGGCGATTTTGTCGCCAAGCTGAAACGCTGCATCCACTATACCAATTGGATTTCCCCGCTCGGCGGCGAAGAAATGGGCAAATCTTTCGGCAAAGCCTTCAAGCTGCTGACGAATTTCGCCGTTGTCTCCGACATCGAAGAGATGCTGGAAGACAAGAACGACCTCACGTTCGGCGCGGACGCTGGCAAGATGTACGGCGTGACGCATTTCAAGGGCTTCCCGTTCTACGCGATCGACGCTCTCGACAGCGATTCCGGCAATCCGCTCTACGGCGTGAACACCAGCACGTTCGAGCTTGTCTTTGAACCAGGCTTCAAGATGCGCGAAAGCCGCCCGACAAAGTCACCGAACCAGCACAATGTCTTGGTGACGCATGTTGACTGCGGCTACAACTGGGTTTGCTACGACCGCCGCCGCAACTTTGTCATGAACAAAGTCAACAACTATGCCGCGTAACCAACTGGCCCTTCCTTCGCAGGCGGGGCCGCAACCCAAAAGGAAAAAACACCATGTTTAAAATTCTTCCCGCCTTGATGGCAATTTTCAACACCAACTCCATCATGCCGCAAAACGGCAGCCCTCTGATTTCGCGCCGCGTCTTCTTCACGGGCACGACCGCACTGAAACGCGGCATGGCCGTCATCTGGGATCTTGTGCCGCCTTCCGGCAAACCCGCCGTCGGCCAGTCCGTCAAGATGCCCTCCGCTTCCTACAAGATGCCGTTCGCGGGTGTCGTCCTTGAAGACAAGCCCGCCAATTCCGAAGGCCAGTGGGTTGACATCGCCCTGCCGGGCTCCGTCTGCTACTGCCTTGTCGGCTGTGCCGTGACCGCTGGCGTTTCCATCGTCACGTTCAGCCAGAACGGATTGTTCGGCCAGCGTCAGAACGCTTCGCTGCCCGTCAGCGGCGGCACGGCATCCGTCATCACGCAGACAGGCGCGGGCACGGCCATTGCGCTTGAATCCCAATCCACCGCCGCCGAAGCTGGCAACCTCGTCAAATGCGCTCTCGTCGAAGGCACCAGCCTCAACGAAGCCGTTGTGTACAAGTACCAGTAATCTCATGGGGGGTGTGAACAATGGCTCAAACAGCATTGCAGCTTGACCTTCACGCCCTCCGTGAAGAAGTGGCTTTCTTCATGGGAAAGGGGCGCGTCTGGAATGACATAGCGGAAGATGAACAGTGGAGCATTAACGCTATCATTAACGCGGGATTGCGGATGTTCTACGGTGCATATCCGTGGAGCTTTCTGCATCTTGACGCAACCATTTCCCTTGAAAAAGGCGTTTGGAAGTATGATCTTCCAGACGATTTCGGCTTCATGAACGGTGCCGTCTGCATCACGGACGGCACCGTCACTTGGTGTGCCGCGCAGGTTTCCCAGACGGAGATCGAGTTTGGGAATAAAAACGTGCAGCGTGTTCCAAAATGGTATGCAGTCTATCCGAAGAAGATGGAAGACGATGCAGTCGGCCAAGGATGGGAGATTGCCGTCTGGCCCGTTCCCGATAGGACGTTGACGCTTCAATACAGATACAACGTCCAGCCACGAAAATTGACGGTTGATGCGCCATATCCTTATGGCGGCATGTATCATAGCGAAACAATCCGCGAAGCGTGTCTTGCAAAGGCTGAATCGGAAACTGACGACCAGCCTGGAGTGCATCAGCAGCACTATCAGACAGCTTTGCAGAACAGCATTGACTTTGACAAGGCGCAGTCCACGCCGGACAACCTTGGCTATAATGGCGACGGACGCAGAATCCCCGCCGAAAAACGGCGTATAACATTGAAAATGAATGGCGTTGAAATTGGCGTTCCAGAACCTACGCCTGTTCCCAAACCGATTATATGGGAGGAATAACCATGTCCGATGCTAAAGAAGTCCATTTCTGGAGAGGTACACGCGCCGATTTCGACCAGAAGACGAAAGATAACGACTATTTCTATTTCGTGCTGGAAGAAGACAGGCGGTATTCTCTTTATACTGGCAATGTGCTGACTTCCGGCGCAATTTCCTTTGTTGAGACGTTCCCGCCGACTGGCGAAAGCGGGCGTTTATTCATGAATCTGTCAAGTGGTGTCATCAAGATTTGGACGACGGAATGGGTTACAGTCTTCCCCGCCGAAAAAGGTGACACGGGTAAGAGTGCGCTTGAAATTTGGCAGGATCATGGCCATCCGGGCGGCACCTATGAAGAATTCATTGCGTTTATAACTGGCCCGCAAGGTGCCACTGGACCGCAGGGGCCGCAAGGGCCGCAAGGCCCGCAAGGTGTCCAAGGCCCTAAAGGCGATACTGGCGCGACAGGTGCCACGGGATCGCAAGGCCCTACTGGCCCCGCTGGAGCGACTGGTATGCAGGGGCCTGCCGGAAGTGACGGATTAACGCCAACTATCGACGTGACAAGCGTCACGACGCTTTCAGCCGGAACGCCAGCCGAGGCGCGTATCACTGGCACGTCGCCGGATCTGCATCTAGAACTGAAGCTGCCACAGGGCGCGACAGGGCCGAAAGGTGAACAAGGGTTGCAGGGGCCTACTGGCCCGCAAGGCCCTACTGGCCCACAGGGGCCGGAAGGCGTTGTTGATTATACAGAAGTTCAGCATTATGCGAAATTATCTGAATCCTACGCTCATGGTGGAACTGGAGAGCGTGACGGTGAAGATGCGGACAATGCTGAATTTTACAGCAACAAGGCCCGTGAAGAAAAAGAAGAGATGAAAGTCATCATTGATACTGTCAGTGAGGCTTATGTCTATGGGCTTTTGACGGACTTGGAAATTGCGAAGACAGACGCGGAAAATGCTTCACAGCGGATTGTCTTTGATGCTCTTAATCATGTCAACGTGCCAGTTGACAAATTTGCGAAGCAGCCATGTCATAATGGCCGTCGCTGCCTGTTGACATTTGATGCTGACGATAATCAGATATTGACATACCTTCATCCTTCCGACAGTCGTTATCTCGCGTCCGGTGGTGCTGCCAATCTAACGGGTGCAAGCGGCGATGTCATGGTTGATATTCCAGCCGCATGGAGCCATAAATACAACTATGTCGATTCTGCGACAGGTCATTTGATGGAAGTCATGCTTTTCTCCGATCAGCAGTTCCTCAATTCTTCGCCGGAACCAGGAACGCTATTTGGTTCAACTGACGGCAAGCCGCTTGACCAGCTTGTCGCTGCTTTCATGGGAAGCCATTGCGATTCATCCGGCGTGGTTAAGGCCCTGCCTCATTTCGGCATTCAAGCGTCTTATGCCGCAGGTGACAAGCTACGTTCCGTTACTGGATGCAGACCGTATGCCAACATAAGCGGCACGAACGCCAGAACAATGGCGAACAACAACAAGCTGCATTTGATTCATTCGCGGACGCAACAGTATATAGGTGAACTTATGGCCGTCCATTATGGATCCTATGCCATTCAAGCGAAGTTCTCAAAAGGCTTCAATTTCATGCAGGATAATCTATATAGAAACCTGCGTAAAAACGGACGTTCCGTGACGCTTGGCAATGGATCCGGCGAACTGTACGCGGAAGACATTATTCCGTCAACCATTACGGTAAGCAATGTGGTTTATACACGTCATGCCATGTCGGATGAGGTAGTCACGGCAAGCAGCAAATATGGCTGCGCATGGAAGAGCGAGAGCGAAGTCGTGGTATTCACGGCAACGGAAGAGCCGTCGGTAGGTGATACCGCCTATTCAGATTCTACGCTTACTACGTCCGTTGGCACGATTTCAGCCGTTTCGATGGGCGATTTGGATTATGATCTCATTGGAAGATGGAGAAATTCAGCAGGAAGCCCGAAAGTCGCCGTCTGTTCCTTCATGGGTATTGAATATCCGTGGGGCGGCGGTCAATGGGTGTTGGGCGACGGAATGCTGAAATACCAGAATGCAACGGCAGATGATTATTCCGACAGCTATGTTGTGACATGCTATGATCCTTCTAAATTCGTTTCAACTTTCACGCATCCTGCGATTCCTTCTGGCTATGTGAAGGAATACGTCAGAATGCCAAAGTCAAGCAAATATATTGCGAACTACGACTTGGTGACAAAACTGCCTGTGGTTCCAGTAAATGCTGGTGATTCCTTTACAGGTGGTAGCAATCGTTCTTTGTGCGATTACTTCTACAATGATGCAAACGCAGGTGTCCGTGGGCTGGATCGGGGCGGTTACGCTTACATCGAGCAG